GAGTAGAGAGCCTCGCCGAAGCCACGCTTGCGCAGCTCGTCGAGGGTCAGGACGCGACGAGGAGCCACGAAGGGCGGGGTGTAGCGTTCCATATTGTAGCCGGCGCGCAGGACGGTGACGCCGCCCTTGCGAGGGGCCACGAAGGGCGCCAGCTTCTTGCTGCCGTCACGGAACTCGACGAGCACGTCGTCGGTGGCGAAGATGTCGCTCGCGTCGTTGGTGGGGAAGTAGCGGTCACGCAGGAAGGTCGCAGCAGGGGTGAGCTGCTGCACGGCCATGAGCAGCGTGTGGGTGTCGTAGAAGTTAAAAGGCATTTTGTTGTCCTCCTTCTCTTAGTATTCGATGGCGTCGGAGAGCAGGATGCCGGCCTTGCGCAGCTCCTCCTCGTCGGTCGCCTTCAGGGTGTAGCCGCTTGCGACGGCCAGCTTGTTGCGGGCGAAGTGGCCGGTGCGGTAGGCCAGCACGGTCACGTCCGCGGTGGTGCCGACTTCCACGTCCTCGGCGAGGATGCAGTTGGCGGTCAGGGTTTCGTTGGTGGTCGCGGTGGAGCCGAGGATCACCAGCTTGCCGTCGCCGGCGGTGCCGGCAGACAGGGCCAGCACGGTGCCGCGCTTATAGGTGGCCGCGGCGGTGGCCTCCTTGCGGATGGTCACGGTGAGCACGTCAGCGACGGGCTCGTTGGCAACGATCAGGCCGTCATAGCCGACGCTGCCGAGGTTTTCGTCCAGTCTCTTGCTCATTACTTCTTACCTCCGTTCTGAGACTTGGTGGAGTTGTAGAGGCCGACGATGGCGTCCACCTTTGCCTTGTCGTCGTTTTCGCTGCCTTCCTCGCCGCCGTTAGGGGCAGCGCCGACGCCGGCAGCGCCGGACTCGTCGTTGTCAGCCTTGGCGTCCTTCAGGTGCTTGGCACCGAGGGCCGCCTGCTTCTGCATAGCCTTGAGCGCGAGCTGCTCAGCGGTGCAGGGGGTCTCGCCGTACTTGGCGTCCCTGACGAGCTGCGCGTCGCCCACACTTGCGGCGATGCTGTCGATGGCCTCGATGCGGGCGCGCTCCTGCGTTCTGGCAGTTTCGGCCGCCTGCTGCTCGATCTGAGCCACGACGTCGGGGTGCTGTGCTCTCATTTCTTCGAGGGTCATGGTCTTGTTGTCCTCCTTCTTGGGGCCGTCGTTCTTGGCGGCCGCGTGTTTATTTCCAGCCGCAGGGGCGGCGTGGATGCTGTTGTCGATGGGGATCGTCCCCGGGATGTGTCTGAAGCCCTTGACGTCGTGCCGGATGCCGGCGACGAGGAGCACCTTCTTGTCGGCGCTCAGGGTGACGTCGGGGCCTTCGTCCGTGAGCAGAGTGTCGGCAAAGCCGTTGTCAATAGCCTCCTGCCCGACCATCCACGTCTCGCGGGTCATCATGCTGCGGAGCTGGTCGACCTCGAGGCCGGTCTTGGCGTGGTAGATCTCCGCGATGGCCCGCTCGCTCGCGTCGAAGTCCTTCTGGAGCTTCTTCAGGTCTGCGAGGGTGTAGTAGTCGTAGAGCAGCCCGGCGACGCCGTGGATCATCACCATGCTGCCGGGATAGACCTGCACCTCGTCACCTGCGCAGGCGATGACGCTGGCCGCGCTGGCCGCGATGCCTTCCACGACGACGACCTTGTGGCCGGTCAGGCCCTTGATGGCGTTGTGGATGGCGATGCCTGTGTAGAGGTCGCCGCCGCAGCTATTGATCTTGATGGTGATATTGCTCTTGCCCTTGACGGCCGCGAGATCCTCCATGAAGCTCTCGGGCGCGATGTAGAGGCCGGGCTCGGGCTCGCCCGTCCACCAGTCCACAGGCTGACGGCTCACGACGTCGCCGTAGAGGGTGATCTCGCCCTCGTCGTCGCCGATGCTGGCGACGTTCCAGAACTTGATCGGCGTGCCCGCAGTCTGAGGCCCGGCACAGAGCCGGGGAGTGTTATGCGTTCTCATGCTTGTCTCCTTCCTTGATGCTTTTGATGGCCTCGGCGACGATCGCCTCCCGCAGAGCTGCGGAGATCGTGCCGCTGGCCGCTGTGCTCTGGTCGACCTGCCCCTGCGCTGCGCGCAGCTTCTCGTTTTCCCGAGCGAGCTGGTCGACGTTGGCGTCCCACTGACCGCCGTTGAGTCGGATGGTCGCCTGCTCTCTGGTCGTGATGCCTTCGCCGATGGCGAGGATCTCGGCCGTGATCTCCTTCGTCGGGTCGAGCTGTCCCTGAGAGGGGCCGATCCACTCGGCGCCGAGGTATGCGGCGCGGATCGCCGGATCTGCGAAGAAGCCCGGGGCGCTGATGCGGCCGCGGGCGACGGCTTCAGAGAGCCAGATCTCATATACCGGCGTGCAGAAGTCATCGACAAACCACTTGCGCCTCATGCGGAACGCCTTCCACGCCTCCATCAGGGCGGCGCGGCTGGCGCTGTACGAGCTGTTGAAGCTCTTGAGCAGCAGGTCGGCCGGGATCTCGAGCGCCGCGCCCACCTGTTCGCAGATGGCACGCAGGAAGGTGTTGAAGCCGCTGGCCGGCCGTTTGGGGTCTGCAAAGGTCACGTCCTCGCCGGGCTCCATGATGTTGATCTGGCCGGGGCCCATCTCGTACTCGTTAGGATCTCGGCTCACCTCCGGCAGGCTGCTCCCGACCTCGTTGAACGGGTTGTCGCCGGCGCCTGCCTCGGTCTTGATGAAGGCCGTGAAAAACGACTCGACGACCGCCGCAGTCAGCTCGCTCTCGGTGTAGCGGCGAAGCTGGAGCAGGGGCTCGATGACCTGCGCGAGATAGCTGACGCCGCGGTATTGATCCGGGCGCTCGCTCTCCATGACGTGCAGGATGTTCGGCAGGCCAGTCCGCTCGCCGTATGCCTGAACACGGGCCCACGTTGTCGTCGTGCTGCCGAGCTCGAAGGGGTAGGTGCTGCGGATGTGGTACGCCTCGATCTGGCCGTCGTCGTTCACCTCGACGCCGTCGTAGATGGTGTTGCCGTTGGCCGCCTTGCCGGTGGTCAGCAGCATCGGGGTGATGATGCCGGAGGTCGTTGGCGTGGCGACTCGGTCGGCCTCGATCAGGTGCAGGCGTAGCGAGTAGGGCGTGAGCGGCGTCGGCTCGTACTGCTTCACGACGGCGAACACGTCGCCGCTGACCAGCCACGAGGAGAGTGCGAGCTGCTGCATGGCTGCGAAGTTGTTGACGCCGGTGGCGTCGCACGCCCTTTTGTTCTCAGACCAGAGAGCGAACTCACGCTCGGCCTGAGCCTGCCATGCGTCGGCGGCCTCCTGCGTCATGCCGAGCGCCTCGCGGTCGATCCGACTCTTGAGCTGGAGGCCGATGCCGACGACGTTGGTGCGGTTGGTGCGGATGGCAGAGGTGGCGATCGGGGCCGCCATGTAAAGCATCCGGGCACGCTGCCGCAGGGTGTAGTTGTTGGCGTCGATGTCCTCCTTCGGGCTGCCGCTCATAGCTCTGAAGCCCTTGGTCGCCTTCTTGTGCCAGCTCGCGCCGGCGTCGCCGTAGCCCTTATTCACAGGGCGCGGCTGCTGCCGCCTGTTCTGTGGGCGGCTTCTGCTTTTTCTTTTGCTGATGGTGCTCACCTCCTTCATGGTGAAGATGGCCGAGTCGGGAGAAAAGGAGCGAAAACTCCCGGCGTCGGCCTATGAAAAAAGCCCCTTTCGGGTCTTCTTTCACCAGTCTCGGGGCACTACTCCCACAGCTTTTCGCGGCTTCTCGCCGTTCAGTGCGGCCTCGAGGGCTTCGATGTCTGCCTCGAGCTGTTTGATGGCGGCCCGGATGGATCCGAGGTCGGTGTTGTAGCGGGCCAGATTGCGCGAGCCGATGCCGTAGCTCTGGACGCCTCCGTCCAGCATCTCGGCCTCTCGCTTCAGGTAGAGCTCCAGCCGGTTCCTCTTAATGGAGAGCTGGTACTCGATTTGTTCGCGGGTCTTTCTCATTGTGGTGTGTCCTCCTTACCAGTCGTCGAAGGCGTCGGCCCGGTTGTGCCGTGGCCGCTGCCGTCGCTGCTGCGGGGCCTTCGGTTTTTCCTCCAGCCCTTGCAGGCGGCGCTCGATGGCGTCCATGTCGGGGTTGATGATCTTGAGGCCGGCGTTGGCGTAGTCGCGGCAGTCGAGGGCCTCGTTGCGGTTGTGCCCGGGCAGCTTCTCCCACGCCCAGCGGTCGCCGCGGCGCGTGTGCGTGAGCACCAGCTTCTCGGAGAGGAGCCCGTTGAAGAAATTGAGGTCATAGCCGGCGTCGGGGTGCCGGTTGAAATGGCAGTATTTTGGCCCGGGCTCCTGCACCTTCAGATTAGCCATGATCGTCGCCTTGCCGGCGTCGACGCCGATGGTGTAGAGCCAGCAGGTGATCCGCTTGTTGTCGCGGATCGGCACCTTGCTCGGGGGCGAGACGAAGGGGATGCCGTCGCCGCCCTTGCCCTTGATGGCAAAGACGCGCTTGCCGACGCGGGCCCGGCACGCCTCATAGACCTCTTGGGTGAAGTGGCCGCCGGAGTCGACGCAGGTGATGGAGATCTTCAGGCCGCGGCCGTTTTTGAACTTGTAGACGTGGTCGACCACGTCGTCGAGTCGCTGCCAGACCTCCGGGGTGTCTGGCCGGCCCATGATGTAGCCCTTGACGACGCCCCACGTCTCGCCGTACTTCCCGTGACCGACTACTTCGTATTCGAGGCGGTTGTCCTGAGTGTCGACGCCGCAGGTCAGCACGAGCACGCCGTCAGGCAGCTCCACAGGGGTGCCGTCCGGGCGGGTGCCGTAGTCCTCACGGCGGGCGAGCATGGTGTCCTCGTCCTCGAGGTCGCCGCGATCTTCCCACAGTTGGCCGAGCAGGGTGTTGTAGACGACCTTGAGGCGCTGTGGGTCATCCTTGGCGTCGAGGAACTTGAGGACGATCTTCTCCCACGGAGTCCACGGGCTCGAGAAGGCATTGAGCCAAAAAGAACGGACGCCCTTCTTGTAGGCGTCCGGGTTGTCGGCGATCCACTTGGCCGGCTGCTTTCGCATGACGTCCTCGGGGATCAGGCAGCCGCAGGCCGGGCAGCTCCACGAGACGCCGCTCTTGAGGCTCCACGACTTTTTCCCGCGGATCCTCTTGGCCTCCGGGTCGAAGTGGATATTGTCGAACACGATCTCGCTGTACTCCCCACACTCGGGGCAGCGGTGGCACCAGCGTTCCTGCGTGCCTTGGTAAAAACTCGTTTCGATGTTGCTGTTGCCCTTGATGGTCGGGGTGGAGACCTCGACCGCCTTGGCGTTGTAGAATGTGGCCTGACGTGCTTCGGCCAGCGCCCACGGGTCGCCCTCGGTGCCGGCGCTGGTCGCCCAGCGGTCGCGCTCGTCGCCGATGATATAGCGGGCAGGCGTGGAGGCCAGAGCCGAGGCACTGTTGGAGCCGGTCAGGGTGAGCATCCCGCCCGGGAACGACTTCTGGAGGATCGTGTTGCCGCTGTCCTTGGCCTTGACGTCGTGCACCTTCGCCTTCAGGGGTTTGCTGTCGCGGATCATAGGGGCCACGCGGAGGCGGCTGAACTTCCGGGCGTCGTCGATGGTCGGGTGGACGTAGAGGATGCTGCCGGGGTCTTGGTCGATGATGTAGCCGATGATGTTGAGCTCGAGCTCAGACTTGCCGACCTGAGAGGCGGCCACCATGACTATTTTGTGCACCTTCGGATCCGTAAAGGCCCGCATGGGCTCCTCGAGGTACGGGGTGCGCTTGGTACGCCACGGGCCGGCCTCGGCTGAGCTTTCCGGGGAGAGGCGTCGGTGCTTGTCGGCCCACTCGTCCACGGTCAGGCTCTCAGGCGGGGCGAAGCGTTTGACCGCTCCGGCGATGGCGGTATTGAGCTTCGCGGCGGCTTTTTTAGTCGTCCGCGTCATCGGCGAGCTGCTCGCTCCAGCCTTCCCGATCCCTTACTCGCCGGGCGTACACCTCGGGATCGTATTTATAACCGGCCAGCTCCGTCAGGATCTTGTAGACCTCTGTGCGGATGATCTCAGACGCCTCGGCGGGTGTTGCTGCGCCGGTGACGTCGACGGCCAGACGGCCCGGCAGGGCCACGAGCATCGACCTGATATTGTAGACGAGGTCGGTCATCACAGCCTCGACGTCCTCGCTGCGGTGCATGGTGCCCTCGAGCTCACTGAGCTGGAGGGCGGCGATGTCTGCCTTGCTGCGCTTGAGGTCAGCCTCAGCCTCCAGACGTCGGCCCTCGATCTCGCTGTCCTTCTTCGACGGCTCCCGGCCGTTGGCCTTGGCCGTCAGGTATCGGATGTACCTCTGGATCGTCGGCAGCAGGTCATAGCGGTTGGCGTTGCCTTCCTTGACCGCGGCGATGACGCCATCCTTGGTGAGCTGCTGCACTCGGCGGGGCGTCATGTCGAACAGGGCCGCGATGGTCTTGCTGTCGACGAGCTTGTTGTTGGTTGGGTTCGGCATGGCGTTCCCTCCTTTCTGCCGCTCGGGCGAAACGAAACGGCCCGAAAAAAATTTTCCCCGGCTGCGCGTTTTTTGGGCTCGCCAGCACCGCAGGCCAGAGTGGCCCGTCACAGTACCTTGCGGCGCTGTGCGTGGCCGTGGAGGCGTCTGCGCGGCGCTGTGGCGCGCTCTGTGCGCGTCTGGCGGTGTGGGCCGGGCTCGGTGTCAGGTGCGGCTGTGGACGCGCTGTGCGGCTTTGTGGGCTATTTCCCGAGGACTCTGTCGAGGTTGTGTTGGAGGCGCTTGGCGGCCTCCTCGTTCAGCCTCTTATAGATGGCCGTGTTGACTTTCTCGTTGTCTACCATCTGCGGAACTGACAGAGTGTGGATGGCTGTGACTGGATATTTGCCTCCCGGTGATCGCTGGAATGGGATCATTGTCGTGGATCCGCTTGCTGCGGGTGCGATGAAGGGAGGCGTTCCGTATTTCCCCTTGAGCTTTTCCTTTTTCCCTTTCTTAATCTGAAGCGTGATGCTGTACTTTTTTCGCACACGAGCCATCGCCACAGAGAGGGCAGCCCCTCCTTTGGCTGTAATTCCTTCACCGGGAATTGCTCGCCGTTTGTCGGTTAATGCTGTCGGTTTCTTCGGCGTCATCGAGAAGTGCAAAGGAGTAAGCGGGCTGCCTGAATAGACCAGAGTCATCGTTTCTATGGTTTCGCCCGTTACGCGGATGCTGGCGGCTTTATCGCTGCTTTGACCATTCTTTGCTGGCATGATTTCCGACTTTTTGATGTTGTACTCTTTTCGTACTTCGTCGGAGATCCAGCCGGGCGCTCGGGCTTTTATGTCATTTACCGTGTTCTTGATGGCTTTTTCACCACCTTCCTTTATCTGTTGCACCTGCTTCAGCAGACTGTCGAGGCTCTCGACCTGCATGGTAATTGTGGCTTTCGCCATTTGTTTCATCTCCTTTCGGGTATGAAAAACTGCCTCGGGCTGTCGTACCTTTGGCGGTTTTGTGGTTTGTATTTGTTTATTTCTCGATGGGCTCTCCTGCTGAATTGAACAGGTGAGCCGTACCGGCAGGTGTCGTTATCGTGATGCGCCCGCTTGACGATGTGACGGTTACGTCTTTATTGTCTCCGTTTTCCGGCCATTCGTACCTGATAGCCTTCCTCCAGCTTTTCCCTGTGGATAGGTCGATGGCTTTGATGGAAACAGTTTCTCCCTCATCCGTAGCAACGGCGCAAACCTCCGGAGTCAGGATATAGGTGTCCGGGGTTTCTTCTGAGAGAGATCTCTGGCTTAAC